TTATCAAAGATAGAGTTGCAACCGTCAATGCGTTACTACAGAACGGCAAAGGGGAAAGACGTTTGGCGATTCATGCCAGTTGCTCTCGTCTAATTGAATGTTTAGAATTGCAAAGCTACGATGAAAAGACAGGAGATCCAGATAAACAAAATGGATACGACCACATGAATGATGCTCTAGGGTATTTAATTTATCGTGAATTTAATTTGCTTTATGGTAGGGCAGGCAAGCGAACAGGGATTAGAATATATTATGAGGAAAAACTGTGTATAGCTCTCTGAATATTTACAATCAGCCTGTAACACTAGCTCCTACAACGGTTGCAAGTCCTAATGCTGCCTATCAGAGAATGGCTAATTTTTGGGGTTTGGTTGAAGATTTAAAAGAGGGAACATACAAAATCCGTAGTGAACATAGAAAATATTTGCCGCAAGAAGCTCGTGAGACTGATGATTCATATGACGTTCGTTTAAGTAGGTCAACAGTAGTGCCATATTTACAGAGAATCGAAAAAATGCTGTCAGGTATGTTGGTAAGAAAACCAATCAGACTTGATGATGTTTCAGATTTAGTAAGAGAACAGCTTTTTGATGTAGACCTTGAGGGTAATGATCTTAATGTCTGGTTATATCAAACAGCTAGGGTTGCGATTTCTTTTGGTCATGTTGGTGTTTTGGTTGATGCACCAAAGGAGGGCGAGAAAGCGAGGCCATACTGGGTAACATATGCGCCAAAAGATATTCTTGGCTGGAGAACAGAAATTATTGATGGTGTTAGAAAATTAACTCAACTGCGATTGATGGAACAAGTTGTCGAGTCTGATGGTAAATATGGAGAGAAGATTGTAAAGCAGATTAGGGTATTAGAGCCTGGGGGATATGAAATCCACAGAAAAAACAACAAGGGTGAATATAAATTACATGATGAGGGAGAGATGAGCATAAAGGACAAGATTCCTTTTGCCGTTGCTTATTCAAACCGAGTTGGATATTACGAAAGCCGAAGCCCTCTTTATGATATTGCAGAACTGAACCTCAAGCATTATCAGATTCAAAGTGATCTTGATAATATTTTGCACATTAGTTCTGTTCCATTGCTTGCAGTCTTTGGCTATCCCAATGCAGATGAGATAACAACAGGCCCAAATGAAGCATTATCATTACCACCTGAATCAAGGATGGAATATGTCAGCCCATCGGGTGACAGTTATGACAGTCAGTTTACAAGGCTCAAAGATATTGCAGATCAAATAAATACGTTGTCTTTAGCTGCGGTACTTGGCCAAAAGCTAGTGGGAGAGTCGGCAGAGGCTAAGAGGATAGACCGTTCACAGAATGACAGCACAATGATGGTGATTGCTCAACAGATGCAAGATTTGATTGATAACTGCCTAAAGTTTCACAGCGAATATCTCAACGAACCTAATGCTGGGAGTTCTTTTGTTAATAGAGATTTTGTTACTGCAAGATTAGAACCACAGGAGATTCAATCATTACTTGCATTATTTACTGCTGGCACTATCAGTCAGGAAACATTACTTACACAGTTAAGCAGCGGTGAGATTCTTGGCGATGATTTTGATGTGGAGGAAGAAGTCGAGGCAACGCAAGCTGGTGGGCTGATCGAAATGGAAGCCCCAACTCAAACAGATGAATCATAGTAAATGGCAGTTCCAGAGGCTTTTTATCGTGAAGCGATTGATCTGAACAGATACAGCAATAAAGTTCAGTTTCAAATTGCAAGTCAATTTAATGAAGTAATTTTAGATGTCTTAAGAAAGATAAGAGATCTTGAGGGCAACAGCCCAACTACAACTGCAAGGCTAAGATCAATATTGGCACAGATGGTTGACAGTTTAAAAGGTTGGGAGAATAAAAGTGCAGCTTACATGATTGATGAACTACAAAACTTGGCAGAGTTTCAAGTCGGTTTTGTTAAGGATCAATTGCAAAGAGTTTTACCAAAAGGAGAGTTTCAAGTGAATACAGTTGCCGTTTCACCTGACTTTGCAAAATCTATTGTTACAAAAGATCCGACTGCCATGACTATTCGATTGAGAGATAAAGATGGTGTGTTTAGGTCTGCTCAGTTTGCATTAACGGCAAAAAGAGGATCAGAAATATCATTACCAAATGGCAAAAATGTAAAAAAATCATTTAGAGGTATTGCTGATGATTCTGCCTCAAGACTGTCAAGAGCAATCAGGCTTGGTGTTTTAGAAGGTGAATCTTTATCAAAGATTGTTAGAAGGTTGAAAGGGCCAAACCTTAGATTTAATGCCAAACCACAAAATGCAATTGCATTGAACTCTGCATTAAAAAATTCTGAGGGGATGCTTCTATCAAATAAACAAATTCAAACTGTTGTAAGAACAACTGTTAACCAGGTACAAAATGCAGCAAGTCAAGCTGTATATGCAGCAAATAAAGATATAACTGGCAGATATCAATATGTCGCAACGCTTGATGCAAGAACAAGTTCTATCTGTCAAAGATTAGATGGTCAATTATTTAGATATGATCAAGGGCCTGTTCCTCCACAACATTTTAACTGTAGGTCAACCACCGTTCCTGTTATTGATGATGATGATTTGGCAAGAGCTTTTCCCAATACAAGACCAAGTGCAACAGGTCGTGTTCCTCAAGATACAAACTATGCAACATGGTTAAAAGATAATCCCGATGTACAGGACAAGGTGTTGGGAAAAAAGAAAAGATATTTTAATTATCTGATGAGTTCTAAAAGAGGCACAAAACAACTAAACGCCACAAATGCCTTAAAAAAAATTATCCGTGAAGATGGATCAGAGTTAACATTAAAGGAACTAGCTGCAAAATACAAAGATGCCAATTAAAAAAGGAACATCACAAAAAACAATTACTGGCAATATCAGAATGTTGATGAAAGAGGGCAAATCAAGATCTCAGGCAATCGCCATTGCATTATCTACAGCAGGCAAAAAGAAAACAGCTAAGAAACGAAAAAGGAAGTAATATATAAACAGTTACTTTTATTGTTATGCCTTCACACTATGGATCAATGAAGCCAAAGAGTAAAAAGAAAAAAAAGAAAGGAGGTAAAAAATAATGGGATATACATTTAAAGTTCAGACTTATGATGAGTCAAAACCAAAGGCTGAAAAGGAAACAAAACCAGCAACCAAGAAAAAAACCAAAAAGTGACTAGAAAATTTAGGCGAGTTGCAAAAGACAAAAAGACAGGTGTTCCTAAAAAATATCTGTCTGGAGCTATGAACAAGCTAGCGAAAGCTGCTGAGATTAAGAGGACTGCCGAAGCCTACAGAAAAGGAGAATTTATTGATATAAAGGCTGTATCTAAATCACGCACAGAACAAAATGTCACAGGCAAAAAGAAGAAAACCACTAAGCGAAAGCGTAAAAGCTAGCCTTAAGAAAAAGGCAGAAGGCACTCGTTTTTTTTATGGTGAACTTGCAGAGGTTTACCGAAAGGGTCAAGGTGCTTATCTTTCTGCTGGGTCAAGAAATGTTCCGATGGCAGCATGGGCAATGGGCAGGGTAAATAGTTATATGACAGGAAAAGGTGGAGCAAGAACAGCAGACGCTAAGATTTATTTAAAATATCAAAAGAAAAGATAATGGCTCCAAGAAAAGTTAAAAATCCTAGAAAATCTGCTAAATATTACCGATCAAATGATGAAGCTCGTAAGAAAAAAAATGCTGCTCAAAGAAAAATAAATAAAACAACAAAAGCAAAAAAATATAGAGCAGAATTATTAAAAGCTAGAAGAAAAGATGGAAATGTTGGAAAAGGAGGGATGGATTACAGTCATACAAAAAGCGGTAAGATAGTGAGAGAAAACCCTAGTACAAATAGAGCAAGGCAAGGTTCAGGAGGTAAACCAAGAAAAAAATGAAACTAACTACAAGGCAAAAGAATACTCTTGCCAAACATCAAAAGGCTCATGGCCATACAAAAGCGCATATGGATTATATGAAACGTAAGATGAGAGAAGGAATGAGTTTTACCGAAGCACATAATATGGCGATGAGGAGAAAAGGAAAATGAAATTAAGCAAAAAAGAAAAGATTGATCGCAAGTTGAAAAAGTATGGCTTAACAGAAGTTAACAAAGCAAAACCAACTCCAGGACATCCAACAAAATCTCATGTTGTGCT